AAACGCCCCCTCGAACGAAGTGCTTCGCGTGCCGAATCGACCCGTTATGTTCGGTAACCCCGCTTCGAGCTTTTTCCCGACCTTCGAAACGTCAGTCGTCGCCTGGAGAACGCGTCCGTCAGGATTCGGCAGATTGAACGTCGTCGAGCCGTCGCCCGCGCCGTAGGTCGTGCCGATCGCCGCGAACAGATTTGCGTACGTTGTGCGGCTCACCGCCGCCCCGTTGCAGATCAGCCATCCTTCGGGGATGGTCTTCCCGGCGTAGGCCGCCATCGTACCGGCCGGGACGCCCGCACCTTCCTTCAGCTTCGCTGCGACGTAGTCTGCAATCACCTTGACCGTCACGGCCTTCAAGGTATCCGTCTCAGCCGACATCTCTGAAGCGGTCGCGAGCTGAATGATCCCGCGCTGAGTCGTCGACGCATTCGGGAGGACGAGCGTCACGCCGGTGGCCGGGTTCTGCAGGACCCACTTCTGCAAGGTTGCGTCATAGATGAGCGTGATCCAGTAGCCCGACCCCGCGATGTCGCCGACGGCGAGCGGATCGTTGTCGCCCTTGACGATGGGCTTCGCGCCCAAGCCGTTCGGGTTGAACGTCGGAGTCGTCGAGGTGTTCGAACCGATGGCGCGGACCTTCACGGTCTGACCGCCTTCAAGCGCCACCGGCTTCGAGAACGTCGCCGTGATCGCGTTGACCGTGCCCGAGGCTTCCGCCGCAGGGTCGCCAGAGTATGCGTACACGTCGTTCTTGATGATCTGCTTCAGAGCATTGAATACCTGCGAGTTGCGGGCCGTTTCGACCTGGCCGTTCGGCGTCTGACCGCCGTTCGTCAGGATCGCGCCCAACACGCCGAAGATCTCGTTTGCCCATTCAGCCTTGGCGTACGACCCGTCGCGGTTGCCCTGGCCGGAGCCGTTGATAAACGTGCCTTGGGGATAGTCGACGGTCGCACCGCCCCAACGGGTGCCGGTGGGTTCGAGATTCTTAAGAAGGATGGACATGTGACGTCACCTCAAATCTTGATGTAAAGCGCAAAGGCGAAGTTCTTGCCTCTGAATTCGTTGGCGGTCGGAACCTGACGAGACGCGTCGAAGTAGACCGAGCGGGCCGCACCGTGCCCAGACGCAGATTCGCGACCGACGGAGCCGCGGTTCATTTCAAAGACGCCCGTCGCCGTGTAGGCATTCGCGTCGACCGCGTGGTTGCCCGTCAGGTTGCGCATGGCGTCGCCCTGAGAGCTCGCCAGTGCGCGGCCCGGGTCAACGCCCTTTCCGTTGTCCCAAACGCGAAGGAAGTAGCCTCGCGGGTCCTTCAGCTTGAAGGTCGCGGGCGTCGAGCCGGGCAGGATCATGTCCGGCGCGGCTTCGATCAGGCGCGCGTAGTCGCTGCGGTTGTGTTCGCGGCTGTCGACGTAAAGCCACCCGTCGATGTCGCCGGTTCTGGGGAAGTACGCGAGCATCCCCGGCGGAATCGTTTCGGGCGTGGTGACGCCGGTCGACGGATTCAACAAAATCCACCGGTCGAACGCATCGTCGTATGTGAGGTGCATGACGAAGCCCGCGCCGGTGATGTCGCCAAGAGCGAGCGGTTGGTTGTTGCCCTTCACTATCGCCTTGCGGTTCGTGCCCTCGACCTGGAGCGTCGGCGCAGTCGTCGCGTTGGCGTACTGGGCGCGGACGTAGATCACAAGACCGTCGTCGAGCGTTACGGTGCGCGGAAGCGTCACGGTGAGCGCGTCGCTCGATCCCGTCGCCTTGCCGTAGAGCGAGGACGTGCTAGTCGTGATCCGCGCGTCGATGATCTGCTTCAACGCGTCGAAGACCTGCGAAGAAAGTCCGGTGTCGATTTCCCCGTCGGGTTCAACACCGGCCTCAAGAAGAATCGCGTCCTGAAACGCGCGCTCATCGTTCTTCCAGTCTTTTTCGAGAAAGCTCCCGTCGTCGACGTTCGGAGCGCTTCGGTTCTTGAAGGAGCCGCGCGGGTACTCCTCAGACGGTTCGATGCACCGGTCCGGGTAGCGTTCGGAAAGAATTAGACTCATGCGATGAACTCCAACGCCTCGTTGCCGAACGACGCATCGTCGTCGGAGAGGAATTCGATGATCCCGTAGGAACGAACAAACCCCCGAAGGCGCACGCCCTGGGGGGTCGGAATGAAGTCTTCAAGCTGGATCAGCCACTGCTCCAAAGGGCTCAGCACGCCGATGTACTCGACGGTGAAGCTCATGTCGTGGTGATTGAAGAGCCTGAAGACGTTGCCGTTAGGAAAGAGGAACCGGAACGCCTGAAGCAGCTCGTCCGCCGTCGGGTTCGCGGTGTTCTTGATGATCTTGGCGCGGATGGCGAGCCGGAGCATTTCGTCCGACAAGCTCTGGTCGGTGTAGGTCGACCACGCCGAAAATCCGCGCGATTCGTTGCCGTAATTAGTGCCGTCCGGGTCCGAGAAGATGCCCGGATTGAGCAGCACTTCCTGCCGGATGCGGTCGACGACCACGATGCGCCCGATCATCTCCAACGATTGGCCGGTCGCCTTGTCAAGGTCGAGACACTCGCGCACCGCCTGAATGCCTGCGGCGAGCTCCGCGGCCGCGCTCCTCGTGAGCTCAAGCCACTTCCGCGCCTTCGGCTTGTCGGCGTACTGTGCGTACACCCGGTCGGGAAGCTCCAACGGCTCGGAAATCCTCGCCTCAGCGAGCGTCGCCGCAGTGTTGTCATTCACTGAGCTCATGCTTGACCGTCACCGTGATGTTGGGCGCCTTGAAGCGCGCCAGTTCGTTGAACTCGACTTCGACGTTCGACGTGCCGCCGTTGACCGTGAGGCTCTCGACGTAGGTGCCCGGATAGTCGCCCAGCACCTTGTTGGGCGGCGTGAAGAGCCGCGTGTATGGCACGTCATCGCCGATGTCGAAGCCCGTCGTCATGAAGCCGATGCCGTCCGGCAGAAGGTCGCCCTCGTAGTAGTCGATGTAGGCCTGCCGGATGAGCGTTTGGATCTCATCGTCGTCGGGCAACACGTTGTTCGGGTCCGCCACCGTGAGCGCGATCGTGATCGGCACGTCGGTCGGGCGGCTGAACGTGATCACGTCGTATGAGGCCGGGAAGATCTCCGAGTAGACGGTTTTCTCCACCTTCGTGCCGGCCGCGTGAAGCGCGACGCCAGGACAGAGCTTCCGATAGATCGCCTTCGCTACGGCCATGTCCTCGCCGCCGTCGACGACGATGGCGAGAGAGTGCCCGGGGAGCGAGTGCGGGTTGTGGGTCGCGTCGTAGGCGTCGGAGCCGGTCTTGTTTTCGTAGACCGCCACTTTTCGCACGCCGTCCGTATCGAAGAGCTCTCCGTAGAGGCTTTCCTTTTGGTTCTGCCCGGCGCGGCCGACGGCCTTCGCGGACTTCACGCGGAAGACCGCATCGCTGTCGCGGTCCGTGCCCGGCGAGGCCGGAGAAGGGTTCGTCACCGTCTGCCAGCCGCCGACCGTATCCGCGATGTTCGTGAGCGTCCCCGCCGTCACCTCGATCGCGCCGTTTTCGGTGCAGTGCGCGCCGACGGTCGCCGTGCCGTCAAGGCCGATCACCACCATCTCGTCGGTGACGAAGATCACGCCGTCAGCAGTCTTGACGCGGGATCCTTCAGGGATGACCGTCGACGCGACGCCCGTCACCTTGAGAGTGGCGGTCGAAGGCGTCCCTAGGGATCGCGTCGCCCCCGTGAGCGCGCGCAGTACATCGAGGTCGTAGCCGGTCGCTTTGTTCGGATCCCGGGCGTCGTATGCCTGTTTGACCAGTTCATCCAAAGCCGCAAAGACCTCAGCGTCGTGCGCGGCCTTCAGGCCGTCCGGCGTCGACGGGTCCATGTTCCAGAGCGGGTCGATCTCTTTGTAGAGCGCCACTTCCTCGTCGAAGTAGTCGTTCTGACTCTTGATCTGATAGCCCTTTTCGGTCAGCTTGCCCATTCAATCGTCTCCGCGCCGTAGGTAGTGAGGATTTCGGCGGTGACGGTGAGCCGCCTGGAGGTCTGTTCAAAGTCGAGCGCGAAGGAGAGGATCTTCACCACGCCTTCGGTCCGCGCGATCCTCTGACGAAGAAGGGCTTCAACCTGATTGAGGCTGAAGCCCTTGCCGAGGATCCCTTCGGTGCCGTCTTCCTTTTCAAACCACGGCACACCGTCGGTGATGTCGCGGAAGTATTCGCCGAGGAAGAGTTTCAGTCGCGTCCGGACCGTCTGCGCGACGGCTTCCTTGTCATAAGACCAAATGACGCCGTTCGTCACGATGTCGCCGCTGTCGTCGAGCTTTCGCACCTTCATAGGAACCTCACGAGAAGCCCGATCACCGCCTCATCGGCCTTGACGAGCGCCAGGATGCCGAGCCCGTAACCGATCATGTAAAGCGGCAGGGCCGCGTACCACGGAAGTTCGGTCGCCATTCGAAGCGCCTCCGCCAGTTGCGTTAAAATTTTTCCCATTGAGCACCTGTAGTAGAGGTGGTCAAGAAAAACCCCGCAAGGTAGCCGCCCTGCGGGGTTTGCTTTTACTGGGGCCCGCCGGTTGAGAACGGGCCGGATTCGACGCCGGTGTGCGTGTGAGAGTTGACCGAGATCCCGCCGCCGTAGACGTTCGTCGTGCCGGTCACCGTCGCGGCCTTCATCGTGGTCGGCGTCGTGACGTTCGAAGACGTGTCGATGACGACGCCGTTGATCGTCACCGTGCCGTCGGCGGCCATGCGGATGTGCCCGTTGCCGTTCTCGACGACGATCGAGCCGTCCGACTTGATCCACACGTAGTGCGTGCCCGCGTTGTTGCGGAGCCGAATGCCGTTGTTCTGGAATGCGGGGAGCGCTCTGGGCATCGGGCGAAAGCCCGGGATGAAGAACGCATCCTGCATGTCGAAGAAGCGGCGCAGAGGATTGACCGCCACGCCGCCGGTGTTCACCCAGCCGTCGATGCACCGCTGAGAGAAGACCGCGAGGCCTTCGCACCCAGGATCGATCTGCGTCTCGACCGCCCAGGCGTCGCCCATGAAGAGCACGGGGCACTCCAGTATCGCCGGAGGCGTCACCGTTGCGCCGTCGATGTCGACGCGCTGGATGCCGAGCTCTAGCTGAGCCAACTGGGTCGCCGGGTCGAAGGCCGCGACGTGCGCGGGAATCGCCGTGTAGACCGCCTTCATGCGCTCGTCGAAGAAGCCGTCGAGGACCTCACGGATGCTCGTTCGCGTCGTCATGTCTTCTGTACCCTCATGGCCGTCTGCCAGCGGTTGCCCCACGAATCGCCTTGGTGACTGATCTCGATCACCTTGTAGCGGCCCGAGAGCTTCCCGCCGTTCTCAGGCGGCACGATGTAGTAGTTCCCGGTCGAGTACGTCGCATACTCGCTTTTGAGGTCGATGTTCGAGCCGATGCCGATGCGTGGCTTCAGCTTCGTCGTGACGTTCACGAACACAAGCCCCACGTCGCCCTCGGCCTCTGGCACACCGATCATGCCGGTGAAGAGACTGACTTCCTGCGCTGTCCCCTTGATCGCCTTGTTGCGGCGGTCGACGTGCAGCGCATCTCCGGCGATCACGTAGCCGAAGTCGAACTGCGAAGCGAGCTTGTCCAGAGCGTCGACGGCGTTCCCTTCAAGGACGTATCCCCGTACCAAGACCGGACAATCTGCAAACTGCGATTCGTCGATCCGTACCGGGAGCGGCGTTCCGCCGGGGCCGAGCACCTGGGCGCACTTCTTGATGCACTCAAGAACCGTGCCGTTCTTCCCAACCGCATCGCGCACGCTCTTTCGAACGTCGTTCGCGCCGGACCGGCAGAGAAGGCGGGTGATGATGTCCGGCCCCTGGCGCTCTTTGAGCACCGTCGTGATTGTGCCTTGGAAAATGACGTCGATGTCGTCGTCATACCCGGCTCGCAGGAGCACCTTCGAGCCTTGGCGCACGTCTGTGTCGCGGCTCAGGTTGTAGATCGCGAGGTCGAGAAACGCGAGCTTGTCCGTATAGGCCATGCGGGTCGTGAAGACCGCACGGAAGTGCCTGCCCTCGCGGCCGTCGATGAAGGGCTTGTCGTCGATGTCGATCTCAAACTGCCTCATCTTCTGCCACCCACACGAGCTGATTCGTCGTCCCCAGGTTGTCGAGCGTCGGCTCCTCGCCGATCATGACGAGCTTTCCGAGACCCAACTGATACGGGCCGAGAATGTCGCACCCGCATCGGAGGAGCAGGCCTTCGACCAGCACTTCCTCATCCTCTTCGAGCGTCAGGTTCCACGAGGGCACGTCGATGTAGCCCATGAAGTCGAGCCGGAAGGTCAATTCATGGTCGCCCAGAAGCACCGAGAAGCTCTGGTGTGCGTTCTTCGCGCCGCCGGTGAGAGGAATGACTTTCATGAGAACACCCCCGTCACCATGTCGACGGTGCCGTCGATCACGCTCTTGACCTTCGTCACCACGGTATCCGCCGCGTCCTTCACGGTCGAAAGGCCCTTCTCAACGGCCTTCGCGCAGGCCGACTGCTCAACGCTTCCGGACTTCAGCTGTTCGTGCGACGGCTGACCCGCGGCGGTGAGCCGGTCGAGTTCGATGAACTCTTGAAGTTCGAGCACGAACTCGAGGCCGCCTTCGTTCGTCGGGTTCTTCCTGCGCGTCAGGCGCACGGCCACCATGTTCTTCAGCGTGATGTCGCCCGCCACAACGTCGAAGGGCTTCGCGCCTTCGAGGATCGCGATCAGGTTTGAGAGTGCTGCGCTCGCGCGTGTGCCGTCGGACGATGCCAGGAACCCCGCCGACATGCCCGCCACGGCGGCCACAAGCGGATTGGAGGTCAGGTTCGACACCAACCCGCCGACCATGCTCCCCGCGAAGCCCATGAGGTTTTGCTGAACCGGCGTGTTCGTCATGACGCCCACGATCCTGTACCGGCAGGGATTGATGATCCGATGGTCCGAGATCTCCGCGCCGGATTCGACCGGATAGGTCGGGACCGACACGGAAAACTCGAGTTCGTCTTCGAGGACGGCATCAAACGAGTAGCCCGCGATCGTCGGCGGTTCGCGCGTAAAGAGCGTGACGAGTGAATCCATCATCTGTCTACCGTCCCATAGGTGCCGTCAATCGCCTCGCGCATCGCGGTAGAGACTTCCGTTTGAACCGTCTCGCGGATCGTCTCGTTGCCGATGTGGATGTTCGCGACGATCACGGGCGTTTGTCCGCCGACGGTAGCGCCGCCGGCAGGGGCTTCGGCTACCGGCTTAGCCGTAGTGCCGAGCACGTCGGTTCCGATGGTCGGATCAACGTAACCTGGCGTGAACACGTCGGATCGGATGCCGTTTCCGTCCGTCGTGTCGACTGGCACGGCTTCGAGCATCCCGCCGGTCGCCGTCCGGGCTTCGTCCACGCGCTCCTGAATGCCTCCGCCGATCAACGCGAGGAAGTCGGTGACGGGCTTCAGAAGCTCGTCGACCTTCGCACCCATCGCGCTGAAGAGCTCGCCGAGTCCCTCGACCATCTCGCCGGTCACGGCGCTGATCTGCGAGAGCTTTTCGCCCAGAGGATCGAACGTCGCAAGGAAGGCCTCTAGGCCGTCCGCCGCGTCGTCGATGGCCGATCCGATGGTCGTGAAGATCGAACCGATGTTCTGATCGAGCACGTCGCGGTTCGCGGAGAACCATTCGTTCGTTGCCTTTGTGACGCGGTTGATGGCGTTCACGAGCGGAACCGACAGAGCATCAGCCCGGCCTCCGATGTTTGCGGTCAGAAGGTTCCACTGCGCGATGAACTCGGCGCTGGTCGTCGCCATCTCGTCCGTGTGCTTTCGGGCATCGGCGTACTCGGCGGAGAGCCTCTGCATCTCCTGCCGACCGTTGCGCATCAAGACGAGCTGTTCGGGCGAGAGCCCCAACATCGTCGCGGCCTGCGCGGCGCGCTTCGAATCAAGCCGGGCGAGTTCGTCCGAAAGGGCGTACATCGCCTCAATTTCGGTTCGCGCGCCGGTGATGGCGTCGATGTTGACGCCGAGTTTCGCGAGCTCTCCGAACGGGCCAATTTCGCCGAGGCTGTTGAAGGCGGAGCGTGCGAGCGCGAGGCTCTTCAGGCTCTCCGTCATCGCCCCTGCGGACGCGCCGAACGCCTGCCCGGCCTCTTCGAGGCCGTAGAGTTCGTCCTTCGTCGCTCCGATGAGCTTCCCCATCGCGGCGATCGAGTTGTTCTGCTCGGCGAAGTCGAAGGTGAGCGCCTTGAAGGTGAAGGCCGATGCGAGCGTCGCGCCGAGCTGCAGGATCTGGCTCTTGAAGCCGTCGAGCGAACTCGCGGCCGTCTTCATGCCCTTCTCGAAGCCCGCCGAATCCAAGCCGAGGCCGATGGTGAATGCGGAAAGTTGCATGGTTCAGTCTCAGTTTTTGGATGCGTCGGCCTTCTCGATCAGGTAGGCCATCGCCTGGTGAAAGCGTTCAACGTCCGCGAGCGTGTAGGTGCCGTCGGTCAATTCCGCCCATCGGCAGAACGGCCCGATGCCCAGCCTCGGGATTCCGATGCAGGGCATCATGAGGTACCAGTTCACGCCGCCAGGGTCTGCGTCTGACCGGCCGCCCCGCCGAGGTCGACGGAGCGAAGCAAGTCGAAAAAATCGCCGAGGTTCCAGAGGACGAGCTTCGCCAAAAAGCGGTTCCACTCCACCATCTGACCGGCGAAGTCTTCGACGCTCACCGGTATCGTCGTGCCGACGACGGCGGACTTCTCGGTGAGGATCGCGACCACTCGGGCCTTCGTCTCCGCCGGGAGGCCGACCATCATCATCAAAACGATGTCTTCGTTGAGATCGAGCCCGGTCTTCTTCGCCTGCGCGGCCCCGATGAAGAGGCGCTGAGCGAGAAGGCCGAGAAGCTCATCCTGTTTGACCGCTGAGGGCATCGCAACGTCGATGCGCTTACCGGCCACGTCAAAGACCTTCGTCTGCATCAGTTTTCACCCCCGCGCAGGCTTTCCCACACGTTGAACTCGATCGTGTAGGTGTCGCCGCCCATATTGTCCGTGACGACGCGGCCGACCGCGTTCTCCTGAATGATCACGCCTTCGGTGGCGACCACGTTTTCAAGCGACCCGACCTGGGTGCGCGTGTAGGTGATGACCGCGCCGGTCGTGTAGAGGCCGTGGAGGTACGCAGAATCCGCGCCGCCCGGGTTGACCGCGAGCGTCACGCGGTGGCCCGGATTCTTGCGGTCGAGCATGACGGCGTTGCCGCCCTGGCCGCGCACGAGAAGGCGCTTCGGGTCGATCGGCTCTTCCTGAATCGCGGGAGAATCGGACGCCCAGTCGTTGATCTGACGCCCGTTGACGGTGACGACGGTGTTGGCAGTCGTCAGAGAAATGTTCATAGCCATGAGGTTCGGCTCCTATCAGTACACGTCGATGTCGATGTCGACCGCGTGGATCGCACCGGCGCGGAAGACGCGGATTTGGAGCGGCGCGCAGAGGCGCTGCGCACGTTCTTCCGTCGAGAGCGTGAGGATGTCTTCGGGCTTCGTTAGGATCTCGTAGCCGCGCGTCGTTTTTTCCTGCGCGTCGTCCGGGTCCGTATAGGTGCGCTCGCCCAGGAAGCGGTTCACGATGTACTTTTCGCACACCGCGCGGGCGGCGTCGATCACCATCGCCTGGCCGACCGTCGTCTGCGGAAGCTTCGTCGTCTGATTCGCGATCAGGTTGTAGACGCCGACCTTTACCGCGTTCACGAACGCGTCGAGGTTGACCACATCGTCGATCCACTCGCCGTAGGTCGAGTGCGTCCACGTGTTCTTCCAACGCCCGGAATCGTTCGAACCCTGCAAGTCGATCACGGTGTAGAACGCGGCCTTCTTGTTGTCCTTCTCCATCGCGGAGTATTCGGACGCCGTGAGCGTCTCAGCGGCGAGGCCCGAAGACTTCTTGAATTCGCCGGTGATGGTCGAATTCCGCGCGTTGTAGTTGACGCGGGCGAAGTGCTTGGCGAGGTAGACGCCGGAGTAGGCGTCGGACGCGTGGCAGGCCGTGAAGACGTGGCGGATGCCCTTCGTCGTCAGCTGAGAAGCGATGTCGTCGCTCTTGAGCTGATTGCGGATGTTCTTCGCGGATTCGCCCGTCTGGCAGTTGATGAACATGCTCTCGTTCGTCTCGCACCACTGCGCGATTTCGAGCACATCGTCCGACTGTTCGTAGGCGGCGGTGGTGACGATCGTCCAGTACCACCACACTTCGTTGCGAATCTTGTTGAGCGTCTCGGACCACGAAGAGTCTTCGGCGTTGCGGCGCCAAATCATGAGATTCGTGACCGTCGGGGTGCCGCCCAGCCAAACGGACGCGGCCTTGTACGCCTCCGTCGATTCGGCGAAGTCGGCGGCGACCTCTTGGACGTTGCCGTAGGTCTTGTAGGTGTCCTCTTCGACCAGCGTGGTGTCGGTCGACGGGACGATCAACATGGCGGAGCCGAAGTTGGCCGCCGCAAGCCCCTGAGGCGTAATCCGCGTATTGATGCGGATGATGTTCGAAGCCGAGTAGGCCATTCGATTACTCCTGGTTGATGGAAATGGTGGTCAGGGTGCGCTTCATGTCGTCTTCGACGCGCACGCTGACGTGCTCGATCGGGTTCACCACCTCGGAGACTTCCTCGTAGGTCGTGAGGGTGATCGCGGTGACGGCCCTCTGTTCCTGAGAAGCGGACTGAAGTGCCGTGAGATTCGTGACCGGCGAGACGCCGACAAGGCCGATGCCCTGCGCGAGAAGCCCGTCGTGAGCGCTCGGCATGTACTGAATGCGCTGAAGCATCGCGGCTGATTCGAGCGCTTTGCCGCGCCAAAAGTTCACCGTCACCTCCCAGGTGACCGGGTATCGCGTGACGTAGTTGATCCGGCCGTCGTCAAGGATCTGCTGCCGGACGTTGCCGGAGGAGCGCCCCTGAACGGACTGCGCGATCAGGACCGACGCGTACGCGCCGGAAGGAGCCTTCTCGTTTTGGTTCGCCTCGATCACCATGTCGACGCCGGTGAACTGCCGGACGAGAGCCGCCACAATCGGGAACATGTCTCTCATGGGTCTTTCCTCGCGACGGTGATCTTGAGGTAGTGCCGGGAGGGCCGGTTGTCCATCTTGACGGGCTTCCACCGGCTCCCCAGGAACTCCCATTCGCCACTCAGGTCCACGTCTTCGACGTTCTCGTTGATGTAGAGCTTCCTGGCGTCGACGATGCGCTCGCCGCCGGAGGAGAGAAAGTCGAGTTCGTGGTCCGAAACGGGCTGCACGTTCGCCGTGTAGGCCTTCCGTGTTTCGGTGCCGGGCACCCACCTGCCGTCGACGTACGCGCCGCCGGTCTCGATGATGCGCACGACGCTGAGCTTCGAATCGAAGTCGCCCTTGATGAGGCCTCGGACGGTGAGCGGCATTTAGTGGACCTCGTAGGTGATGGACTGCCGGAGCGCGCCGGTGTTGATGAGCGGATTGCTCGAACCCTTCTGCCGGATCGTGCTCGGCGCGTTGGGAGGTGTGTCGAGTTCTGTGACGTACTTCTGCACCTCGCCGACCGCCATCGCGCCCAGTTGCTCAAGCATCCGGGCGGGTTCCATGCCCTGCTTCATGCAGTAGACCGCGTGCGCCGTGATGCGTGCCGCGCCGGCCTCGACGCCCTTGTCCAACCACGGTCGGGCCGGGATCGTTTCCGTCCCGAAATGGTTGATCGCGCCGATGGTCGGGTTGTTGGGTTCGCCGCCCTTGCGGCCGTCCAGCGCGTGCGCCTGATGGATGCCGACGGTGACCTTGCCCGCGCCCGTCACCTTGTCGACGGCCTTCTGAAGGTCATGGATGACGCGCGGCATACTGCGCACCGAAAGCTTCACGCTCATACGGCAACGATCCCGCACGTAACCGACCTGCGGAGTTCGAGGAATCGAACGCCGTAGATCGTCGTGCTGATGAAGTCGGTTACGGTCGGCTCCATCTCCGTCACGCGGTAGGTCACCGATTCGTCGCCGACCTGCTGCGATGAGATGTTGAGACGGGCTTCGGACGACACGTTGGAGCGGTCCGCGCCGTCCGAGCCGTAGTAGGACGCGAGAAGGTGAGCGGCGTAGAAGTACATCCCCCTGCGCTTGGAGGAGCGGTATGAACGCAGGACGAATTCGCCCCAACACCGCCCACCCGTCTTCACGTCACCCTCTTCGAGCGCCGAAAGAACGCTCTCTTCCGGCCACTTCGTCGGGTCCGAGAATGCCGGGAGGAACCGGCGGAAGTCCTCGATCACTTCGGCAGTGATGTCTACGTAGGACATGCGTCCTCCCGTGCGGAAAATTGAGGGGGCCCGAAGGCCCCCGGGGTGGTTTTAAGCTTCGGCGGTCTTCTTTCGTGCCGTGCGCTTCGGGGATTCGGGCTTCGGTTCTTCAACCTTGACCAGAGCGCCATCCGAAACGAGAGCCTGAACGAAACCGAGCTTCTCCGCTTCGTCGGGAAGATCCACCGCATCGCCGAAGGCGACCAAGAGGAAGCGCTTCCCGTCGACGTTGATGCGGACGTTGCACTTGCCGATGTTCTTAAAACGCATGGTCGTCACCTCAGCTCATGGCGACCGAGAAGTCGCAGTACGCGGCGCAACCCGGATAGCGGAATTCCGTGCCCGAAATTTTGTATTCCATCGGCGTCACGACCGTGAGGCCCTCATACTGAGGAGCGACGAAGCGCGGCGCGATGGGCATGTACGCGACCAGGTTTTCCGGGTTCTTTTCGTAGGCGACCATGCGGTCGTAGGCGTTCGTCTGACCGCCGAGGGCCTTCATCTGAGCGCCCATAAGCTGCGGGAGCGCACGGATGTCGAGGTCGATGCCTCCCTGGAGCTTCGCGATGTTGTTTTCCTTGATGAACTCAAGGATCGTCTGCGAGGTCACGTCGTTGAGGCGGGTCGTCGCGATCTTCGTGAAGCGCTTCGTGTCGATCAGAAGCGTGTTCGGCATGAACGCCTGGTTGGAATCCACCCAGATGTCCGAGAGGAAGTTGTTCACGTCCTCAAGGATCTTGTCGGCAGTGGCCGTGTTCCAGTCCGTCGAGGAGGTCGTCTTCGTCACGTTTTCATGGTTCAGCAGGCCGCCCATGCCTCGGTCGGCGTCACCGTAGAGGACGATCTTCTGCTGATGTTCCTTTGCGCCGCGGAAGGCGAGACGAGCCTGCGTCTGGTCGATCGGCTGACCCAGGAACGCGGACGTTCGCAGTTCGTCGAGCGAATAGCGCGTCGCGGCACCGGCGTAGCCGAGCTGCACGGTGTGGAGCTGCATGTTCTGCGCGACCGTCGGAAGGTCGTCGGCGTTGGCGCCGATGAACTTGCCCATCGTCACGCCGTCGAACGAGCGGTAGTTGACCGTCTGCGCGGCTTCGTTGATCGACGTGTCGATCGGAACGAGCTCTTCGAACACGATGTTCGCGTACTTGACCTCGTAGAGCTTCGGCTCAAGGTGAGCGAGCTGAGAGACCATGAACGCAATCGCGTCGTCGGCGTCGTTGAGCGACATGTCGACCTGCGACTTGTGCACGTTGAAGCGGTCAGCGTAGGCGTCGCTGATCGCGATGTCGATCATCTTCTTCTGCATGTTTGATTAGCCCCCGATGTTGAGAGAGAGTCGGACGAGTTCGTCCTTGGCTGCGTCGCCGAGGAACACCGCGCCCGGCACCGCGATGGCGGCGGAAGTCGATTCGCCCGCCGCGGCGGTGAACGTACCGGCCACGTCCGTGCCGACGCCCGCGTAGGCGGCGGCGCCGGCGGTGACGGCGGCACCGACCTTGACCCAAATGACACCCATCGTCAGAACCGAACCCGTGCGGCCGGCGGCGATGCCGAGCGGACCGACGTTTTCAAGTTCGCGCACGACGATGCCGATGGGCGTTCCGCCCGTGGCGAGGGCCTTCACGGCATCCGCGCCGTCTGCCTGAACGGCGACGCCGGCGGGGATCGTTTCCTTGCCCTTGTTGAGCTTCGAAACGATGTTCGAGAGCTGGAGATCGGCGACCTGCCCGGCGAAGGCAGGCGCGTGATAGAGATTGACAGCGTTCGTAATCGCCATGTCGTTACTCCTGTTAGCGCGCGGAGCCCTTCCAAGCTTCTGCAGCGCGTTCTTTGTACAGCTGATCAGCCGTCTTCGACTGCTCAGCACTCTTCTCACCGGCGGCAAACGCCTCGGCGACGGCCTTCTGAGAGTCGTTCATGACGACCTCAGCGGCCTTCTTGGCGTTCTCCACGGCCTGCGTGAAGACGCCCTTCACGAACGCCGGTTCTGCGTCCGTGAAGTCGATGGTGGAGCCCGAGGCCTTGAGAGCTTCGAGCATGATGGTGTTCACGTCGACGGAATCGCAGGTGAACGATTCGCCCGCGAGCGCCTGAGCGTCGGCGCGGACGGCTTCGACGGTCTTCACGAGCTCGGCAACGTCGTCATCCGTGAGGATCATGGACTTCGTTTCTTCGAGGCTCTTCGTCAGGTCTTCGACCTGCGCGGAGAGCTTGCCGAGTTCCTCATCCTTGAGCGTGACGGCCTTTTCGGCTTCGTCGGCTCGGGCTTCGAGGCCCTTGATCGTGGTTTCGATGTGCTCGGCGAGGGCGTCTTCGAGTTCGACGCTCTGGTCGGCGATGGTGATGGTCTTCATTGCGCCTCCTTCGGCGTCGAGAACCCGCGCTTCGAAGCCCGCACGAGGGCGGTCGACCAGCGCGACGTGATTGACCCGCGTAATGGAATTCATGCGGGCGTCGTAGGCTTCGCCGCCGGGCGTCGTGCCGGGCGTGAAGTCGAGCGTGGACGAGTAGCCGACCGAAAGGCCCACGCGTCCGGCCTCAATGGCGCGGATCGTGGCCTCGTCTTTGATCAGCATGTCGCACACGAGAAAATCGGGATTCGCTTCGTCCCGCCGGGCGCGGCCCAGAACAACGCCGGACGAAAGAGCGCGGTAGCTCTTCGCGTCGACGAACTGCTTCGGGTGTCCGAGCGTCACGTCGACGCCCTCGTAGAGCGCGCAGGCGGCGTCCGAGAGCACCACGTCGTCGGGCCGGTAGACGCGCTTTCGCACGTAGGGCGCTTCGCCGTCGCCGATCTCAAAGCCGTAGTAGCTCTGAATGCCGGAGCGGGCGACGCGGCCCTTCACGCGCAGATAGCCTTCTGGCGTGTAGGTGCGCGTCGTCTCCCCCTCGAACGCCGACACGCGGTCGCTCAGGAGGACTTCTTTCTTTTCTTCCATTCCTCAACCTCCCAATCAGGTACCGGCAGAGCCACGCATCGACACTGAAAGTCTGAACCAGGTCCTAGGCGTTCTCCGTGAATTATTGGCAAATCATCCCAAGCGTATATGCCTTTGCCGTACTGCGTGATGCGGTTGGCAACGTCGCGGTGCTCTTGACGTACGCGCTCGTCATGCGACGTGGACCACCGGAAGTACCGGAAGCCTGCAGCCTGTTGCCGAACACGGCTGATCGTGCTCATCACCTTGGCCGTCTGGTCGCGGGCGATGAACTTGGCTCGGGCCTTGGTCGCGCCGTAGTCCCGGATCTCAGATACGAGCGACGACGGGCGGGCACCGGCCTGGACGTTGGCATAGACCTTCGACGCGATGGCGTCGCAGTGCTGTCGAGCGAGGCTCTTAATGAGCTGTGCGTTCTGCTCGGTCGCGATCCTGAGTGCCTCACGCATCTCCGGCGTCTGAATGCCGTTGACACCGAAGGCGCTTTCTTCGTTCGGGAACTGCACGTCGCGTGTCGCTTGGCTCAGACTGTCCGAGACGAACATCCTGGCGACGTGTTCGGCAAACTGCCGGACGCGGTGAGACGCCCATCGTCCCATGAACGACTCAATGAGCCGCGCCACGTAGTCCGAGAACGAATCTGCGGTGTAGCCGGGCGTGGCCTTGATGGTCTCCAGGGCGTCAGCGCTGATCGCGTTCAGCAGCGCGTTCAGCTGCCGCAGATACGCCGTCTCGACCTTCTGCGGGTAGGCCCGCTTCATCATCCGACTGCGCATCCGGTCGAGCGCCCGCTTCTGCGCCGGTGTCACCGATGTTTTCATTCATGCGCTCCGCGAGGTCGACCGAGTTTTCGAGCTCTTCGAGCTCGTCGATGCGGTCGCTGTCGAACTGATACTTTTCAGCGCTCTGAAGGTTGCGCTGAATCTGCGAGACCGTGACGACGCCTGCGTCGAGGTAGGCGATGTCGGCGCGCGCCTGGATCTCGTTTGCGGTCGCTTCTTCCTTCGCGGACGGCACGTCGAGCGGTCGCCAGGCGTAGTTGAAGTCTTCGCAGAACGTGCCGCAGGCGCTTCGAACGAGCACTTCGTCGAGGCGGCGGAGCGCGGGATCGAGCTTCGCCGCCTGCTCGGATCGGATGTACGAGTGATAGTTCACGTCGTCACCCTCGCCGGTCGCGTTGAGGCCCTTGGCGCTGTCGCCGAAGAGCTTGGTGACCGGCGTGTGCGCAGCACCGGCGACGAGCTTCATCTGCGTCTCGATGATGTCCGCGATTCCCGAGTAGCTGAGGCTGTTCCGGTCGAACGATTCTTCTCCGTCCAGAAGCGACACGCGGAAGAGGCTCTTCATCATCCCCCATGCCTGGAAGCGCCGGAGGATCGCATCCTCTTGGTCGGAACCCAGTTCGTCGAAGAGACCCTCCTTGCGAATGGTGTCGACGTTGAATTCCTGCATGGATTCCGCGACGCCCGCGACAGAGGCTGAGAAGTCGTTCAGGACTTCAAGCGCCTGACGCAGAGCGCTGTCGCCCCAACCGTGCGCCTGAAGAGCGAGGCGGACGGGGAGCGGCTCGCCGATCACGCGCACGACGTGCGATTCGTGCACGATGGCGTTCTCAGCGTTGTTGATGTAGTAGTGCGCCGGGAGCATGAACTGCTCGGAGAGCACGTCCGTCACCTTGAGGTCGCCGGAGGTGAGGTACCACCGGTCGAGGACCATGAGGCGCTTCAAGCCGCCCTTCTTGATGCGGCGCGGATCCAAAGGCTTCGTGAGGTCCTGATCGGTGATCATGACGATCCCGGCGCCACCGTAGAGGCGCGCGTAGGAAAGCGCGCGTTCGAAGGCGGCGGGGACGCGCAGGCGGTCCTCTTCAGAGCGGATCTCGTCGGCGTGCTCGCACTTGATCTCGCGCCACTCGCGGATCATGTCGGCAGGGATCACGTCGCAGATGCGGCGGGCGATCCAAGATTCTTGGTAGGCCGCTTCGTACTGCTGATAGTTCGCGAGCGAGCCGTAGGTCCACTTGAAGTGCGAGCGCTTGGAACGCTCTGTGCCGAGCGCCGTCAAGGAGTTGACGAGCCCGTCGGAGACCTTTTGAGTCTCCTTCTTTTTCTTTGCCATGTCAGCACCTTAAAAGGCGTCGGAATAGAGTGCGGTCGGGCGGATCAGCATCATGCTGATCGCGTCGCACATCGTGTCGATCTGGTCGTCGTGCGGGTGCGTGTCGTCCGCCGTGAAGGCGTCGCACTCCGCGAGGAAGTCGTTCAGGAACGGCGCGTTCCTGGGGAGCTTGACGTACCCGCTCTCGATGTAGCCCTGCACGTCCATGACGCGTTCGAGCTTCGAGCGGGAGCGCTCGATCGGCTTCACCGGGATCTTCGGGCGCACCTTGTGAACTAGCGTTTGAATGAGCTGCGTGCCGGACGCCTTGTCTTCGACGCCCATGTACCGCAGAGGCGAGGACTTGTCAGCCTTGGCCTTCGTCCAGAACGCGGGAATGCGCGCTTCCAGTTCGTACGCCTGAAAGCGGTCGCGGAGCATGTCGATGAGGTAGAGAAAGCCGTCTTCGCCAAGTCCCCAGAGCGAGGCCACCTGGAAGTCGTTCGACTCCTTTTCCTTCTGGGCCGTGTCGACGAACACCGCCCGGAACTTGAGCTTCGGGAGCACGTCGTAGTAGCCGAACCACGCGGACTTGATAATCCCGCCACCGAGCGGCGTTGGGTTCTGTTGCATTTGGCCGGAGAACATGTACGCGTTCTTCGAGCGCATCGCCTGGAGCTGTTCCAAGCTGTGCTTCTCGGGCCAAAGCGCCCGTTCGTGGTCCGTGCCTTCGTCGAGAATTGCGGGGAGCTTCAAAAGCTCGAAGTCGTACTCCGAATCCTTGAGGAGCATCCCGCAGAAGTCGTCCTCGTGGATGCGCTGCATGATGACGATGCATGGCGTCCGCGTGGAGTTGAAGCGGCTCTTGATCGTTTCATCCCAACGGCGGTTGATGGACTTCCTCATCACGTCGGAGTGTGCGTCCGATGGCTTCAGCGGGTCGTCGATGATGATCGCTCCGCCGAATCCGTGGCCGTCCTGGAAGTCGGAGACTTTGCCTGCACCGTAGCCGGTGACCTGCCCGCCGGCGGAACGTGCGAAGAATGCGCCGCCGGCGGCGGTCTTCCATGCGCGGTCGGAAGCCTTGTCGAGTTGAATCGGCCAAAGCTGTTGGAATTCCGACGACGTGATCAGGTTTTTGATCGTGTTCGAGTTGTCGAGGGCCAGTTCATCCGAGTAGCTGAGGTGGATGAACTCGCACTCGGGGTTCTTTGCGAAGCACCACGCCGTGAAGAGCTTCACGACAAGCTCCGTTTTCGAGTATCGCGGCGGGATGTTGATGATGAGGTGAGTGGTCTCACCCCGAAACACCCGCATGAGCGCATCGCAGATTTGGTGGTGGTGCCAGGAGAAGCGGAACTTGACGCCCTTCTGGGTCTTGAAGAAGTAGCGCGCGAAGAATTCGAAGTCCTCCTCGCAGCGCTCTTTGATGCGTGCGAGGAATTGGGCTTCGGTGATCATCGTCAGTATTCGTCGTCCAAGAGGCGGTCGAGCATCTCACGCTGTTTGGGCGTGAGCTCGACACGTAGAGTGGTTTCGGTCTTGATCGCGCCGCCGTCGGCGCCGGTGAGAGCGACCTTCTTCCTGTCGCCGAACCGGTCTCCGTCTCGCAGGGAAGCGCTTCGCGCGTCTTCCTGCATGACGGCCTTCATGGCCTCGACTACACCTTTGGGGAAGTGCTCGCCGGACGCCGCGCGGGTCTCAGCCTCACGAATGAGCCAACTGGCCGTGTTCTGCCGCCGCTGTTCGTAGACCTCGGCGGAGGCCACGCGTGCGCGTGCGGATAGGCTCGAAAACTCCGGGATGCTTTCTTTCCACTCCCAAAGCGTGGAGCGGGTCGGCATCCCCGGCATCGCGCAGATCTCGCGCTCCGAGATGCCCTGAGCGATGAGGTCGCAGATCTTCTCCGCAAGCGCTTCGCTGTATTTCGAGGGCCGTCCCACCCGTCGGGGCGCGGCTTTCTTAGTTGTCGCCATGCCGCCACCGGGCAAAAAGAAGCCCGCGAGCAAGCGGCTCACGGGCACTTTCCAAACTCAAAACCCTCAAAGGAAGAAGACTTCCGACGTTCTCTCCGGGCATGCCAAAGCTCCCATCCGGGAGCTTTAGGTCAGTGCCAGTGTCGAACTTTCAATTCACATTTTATCGTTTTCGCATTCATCATTCAACCGGTCGGCCGCGCGCTGGATCATGCAGAGCGCGCGGAAGCGGTAGGACTCGCGGTCCCGGCGCCGGATGAAGCGGAGCGCTCGATCTCCTGAGCGCTTCCAGACGTAGCGTTCAACGAGAAACTCCTTCTCTTCGCACTCAGGGAGCGAGCGCCACGCGCAGTCGATCAGCCACGCGTCTCGCTCGTCGAAGGCGCGGGAGGAAGGGCCGTCGGCGTATTCCTGGCGGTAGCCGGCGGCGACCATGATGCCGTAGAGGGACGAGCGCCCTTTGGGGCGGTTTCCTACGGTCGACCACCGACCCCAGTTCTCCAACCGGCGCTCGATGGCGAGACGGTCAAACATCCTGCCACCCCTCACGGACCGCAGTGGCGTCGAAGATCTTCCATCGTGCGATGCGCCCGAGCGGGATCCCCTTCGCGCGGGGCCAGGCGTCAAAGCGCATGATGTCGTCGGACTTTCGAACCATCACGGCGATGAAGCCGTCGTCGCGTTGGGTCCAAACGCGTGCGCCGACGAGAGGCCAGGTGTTCTCGTCCATGATGTCGAGCAGCTTCCAGTCGCCGCTGAAACGTCGATCTTTCTCCATCGGTGTGCCCTCCTTAAAGCTCGTTTCCGATGAGTCGCAAAAATTCTTCGACCGGCAGGATCGCGAGCCACTTCTTGCCGTCGGCCCTGGCGATCACGGCTGGGCGCGTCTTCTCGTCGCAGGACGCCTCTGCCTGGTCCATCCAGTCGTACACCTGCCCGATCCGTGCCCGGCGCTTCACTTCGAGGCGGTAGGGGCCGCAGGCGATGTCGTAGCCTCCTTCGCGCGTCTGCGTGAGGTTGCGCTTCGCCTCGATGCCGAGGTGGTCGCGGATGAGATGACAGACCTCGCGTTCGCCGGCCGCGCCCTTGGTGCGTTGAGACTTACCCATGAGCGCCTCCGTTGACGGCCTCGAGGTCGGTGCGGATTCGCGTCTCGATCATGCCGTCGAGGTCCTCGCGCCTTCCCTCGGCTTCGAAAAGCTCGTAGACGCGTGCTATGGCCTCTCCTAGGCGTCCTGCGTCGCCCGGACGTGGGGAGGTAGCCAAAGCACTCTGCGTGAGCATTGTGACGTTGTACGCGCACATGGCGGCCGCTTGGTCGGGCGCGATGGCGGGGCGTGTGAAGACGCGCTCGGGCGTCCAGAGCGTGCAGCCGGTGACGATCATGTCGGCGGCGGCCTCGACTAGCGCGGGCGTGACGCTCTCTCGCTGAAGGTAGTCGCCGACCTGCGCGATGAGTGCACCCGCGTCGCGGATGAAGCGGCGGCGCTGAACGTGGCGGCCGTTGGCGACGGCGATGAAGCCGAGGCGAAAGTCCCGGAGGCTGTCGGCGTCTTCGTAGAGGGCGGTGCTCATCGTGCGGTCACCCCCGTGTGCGCTTCAACCCAGTCGCGCATGGTCTCGCGGTCCTGGGCCTTCTTCACGGCGCGCTCGATCTTGTCGCGAAGAGGCTGAGCACCGGGTAGCGCGGAGACCGAGAGGGCGCGGTAGAGGATGCGCGCTTCGGCGATGTCGACATCGAGGGGCACGCGGGTGTCGTCGGGGGCGGGGGTCGGGGTGGAGGTGGTCATTGGTGTTCCTTTTTTTCCATTTTCCATCGAATTTGGCTGAGCAGCGAGGAAGCCTCTTCGAGTGTCTTGGCGTTTTGCGCGGCCTGTCGGCGTGCGAAGTAGAGGTCTTCGTTGATGAGGCGGATCTCATCCTGGAGGGTGCGGATGCGTCGGTTGGCCCGGGCGAGGTCTCGGGCGAGCCAGATGACGGAGACCACGCAGAAGCTTAGGACGAGGACGGTGGCGTTCATGGTTTGTCTCGTTGGTTGTCGGGAGCCTCCGTGGGATGATTGAGTGGTGCTCCCCAGCACATCCATCAACCGACCCACGGAGGCAAAAGTGGAAATCCTCAACGCTCTCACTCAGGTCGCGGCCGTCGCGACCCCCGTCGTCGTCATCGTGCAGATTCTGACTTTCGTCTGGTCGGCCTTTCGTGCCGAGGTGCCGCAGTTCTCCGCGTGGGCGGATGAGCCGAAGAACGGCGCTTGTTTGGTTCGCATTTTGATTCCCTCCGGTCAGTCGTGGATCGTGAAGTCGGTTTCGGTGAAGAGGTGCCTGGTCGCGGCTGACGATTCTGGGTACGTCGACGGGCGTTGGAGCGATCGCGTCCCGGTGCGGTTTGATCCCGTGCTCGATGGCCCGCTCGCATTTCAGCGCACCTCAGGCGGTCAGATGGTTCTGTCGTTTTGGGTGAAGCCGCTGCGCTCGTGCTCGATTCTCTCGATCAAACTTGAGAGCCTTCGGATCTGGCAAAGCAAGCGGATTGAGATCCAGGCGCCGAGCGAATTCCAGACAACGAACGAGCAGAAGCAGAAATAGAGCATCCAGTGTTCAAACGCGGTCATGCCGTCACCTCCATCAGAAAATCGTCGTCCTCGGCCGGATGCGGCGGTCGTTGAGCGCGAGCCTTCGCCGGGAAGGGATTCGAGAGCGCCTTGCTCACGGAGAGCTTGTTAGCGAGCTTCCGGATCCTCACCGTCACGTCGCGAGTGTCCTGGACCGGACGGCCTTCGCGCTCGGCCTTCGCGGCGGCGCGTTCCTGGGCGCTCTTGACCCGCTCCTCAATGAGCCCCTTGATATGCATTTCGAGCTGCTGGGCGGGCACGGGACGCGGAACGCCGATGCGGTCGCAAGAATCGTCGTAAAGATCCAGGTAGGCCCTCACGTGATCGGGGTGCTTGGAATCGCATCGAGCCATGGCCCCGGCGATGACGATGAGCGGATGCAGGAGATGCATGGCCTCCGTGCAGGCCTGCTCCTCGAAAGGATTCCCGCGATAGGGGAAGTGGTAGTCGCAGAAGTTGCGGCCCTGCATCTCGGTCGTCGCGACCATGCCGCACATCTCGCAGGAGCAAAAGCGCGACCCGCTTTGGTTGCGGAAGATGCCGTCGGTGCCGACCTCTGCGCGGCATCGGGAGGTGAGGAAGTTCCGGTACGCCTCAGAGAAGCCCTCGTCCTTGATGTCGAAGCCCCTGGGGCCGGACTGCTGTTCTTTGCGGTCGATGAATGCCATGGTTGTTGTCCTCAGTTCGAGTAGCGGTTCTCGCAGACCTTGACGAAGTTGGCGGCCTTGATGAGCCAGTCAAGGTTGGCGACGAAGGGCCGTGAGCGACCGGGGCCGGGATCGGTGCGGCCGGTCAGGAAGCGGGAAGCGGCGACGCGGTTGAAGATGAACCGGAAGTTCTCCAGGCACTCCGCTTCAGACGTGCAGTGCTCCTCCCGATAGATCTCGGTCCACCGGGCCTTGAGCTGCGTCTTTCGCCCGGGCGTGAGAACCGTGACCGTCGGAAGCATCGGGCACACCTCGTGGTAGAGGTCGACGAGCTTCTTGTAGGGGCAGGCCGGGATTCGGGCAGTGCCTCGATCAACCTTTTCCGTCACGTCTTCGACGCCGGCGGGCGGTGCGTCGTCGAAGTCGCCGGAAGGCGATTCGACAAAGAACATTCCCTGTTCATTCCCTGTTATTCCCTGTTTATTCCCTGTATCAGTCCGAAATTTCGTACCACCGGAGGTATGGGATTTCGTACCTTGCGTGGTACGAGATTTCGTACCATCGGTGGTATGGGATTTCGGACCTCCAGGATTTCGGACCTCCGAAGATTCGTACGTTCGGAATCTCGGACCTTCAGGATTCCTGACTTCCGGTCGCAAAGAGTTCTTCCACTCGTTCGGGACGTAGCCGACGAAGCTGTAGAACGCGCGCTTCTTGAGGCCCTCCCACTCGTACCTGCGGGACACGAGGCCCTGATCGACGAGCGCGGCAAGCGCCTTCATCACCGTCTGGCGGTTGAACCCCGTGTCAAACGAGATCATCTCGATCGTCGGGCTGCACTCAACCGCGTCCTCGCCGATCATCCAGTCCGCGAGGTCGTTCAGGACGCACCGCCTGGCGGCACGTGACGCGCCTTCGCCGCCAACGCTTTGGGCAAGTGCCCAATGTCTTGCCCACACGCTCATTTCGTACCTCCAGTGCGCTTCGTTTCCGCTGAGATTCCGCAGGCGTTCCATTGCGGCTCGGGCACGCGACCGACTACCTTGGAGACGTGGATGGTCTCCTGGCAGTAGGCGTCCAAAGCGAGCAAAACAACGTCCTGCCGCGTCAGGCCGGTGGCCTGAGCGACGAGATCGAGCGTCTGAATGATCGACGCAGGTGCCCGCAGGCGAAGCTCGATGTCGCCCTTCCTGAGCTCGGGTCGGATGAACATCAACGAGCCTCAGACTGCGAGGGATACCTGTCCCAAACGCTCATGTGAGGGAAACGGACGCGAAGGTCGTTCTCGCGCATCGTGGACATGCCGAAGCACGACCACCGGCTGACGGTTGGCTGCTTGACGCCAACGACCTCGGCAACTTCCTTCTGAGTTCCGATTTCTTTGATGAAAGCGCGGGCGACCTTTACCGACCGACCGCTGATTTCCTTCTTACGCATGACTATACCTTGACGTATGGCGTTGTATACGCCTGAGTATATCACGCCCATACGCAACCGTATCCGCGCATCAATTAGGCTCATCACTATGAGTACGCTGTCTGAACGCATCCGCTGGGTGATGCAGAATTTCAACCAAACCCAGAACGACATCGCCAAAATCGCGGGCGTCACGCAGCCGTCCGTGACGCGTTGGTTGAGTGGCGAAGTGGTGGAGATCAAGGCGGGAGCCGCACTGCGACTCTCGAAGCGCTTTCCGATCAGGCTTGAGTGGCTGATCGACGGCATGGGCGACCCCGCCCCTACTGGAGTCCAGGTCGTCGAAGTTTTTCCGGATGAAGGTGAGCCTCCAGAGGGCTTCGCCTTCGTGAAGGCATACCGAATTGAGTGCGCCGCCGGCGACGGCAGGTACGAGTGCGAGCTCGATGAGACCGTCGAAGGCAAGTCGTACCGGGCGTCGTGGCTCCAGAAGCACGGCCTGCGCGCGGACAAACTCAAGATCTTCAAGGTGGTAGGCGACTCGATGGCGGACCTGATTTGCGACGGCGACAGCATCACCGTCAACACCGCCGAGACGACCATCACGCCCGGGAAGGTATACGCCTTTTGCTACAAGGGAGGTCTACGCGTGAAGCGGTTGCGGCCGCTCATGAACGGCGGTATTTCCGTGCACTCCGACAACCCCGGGTGGCAGACAGAGACCATCGGGCCGGAAGAGGTTGAGTACGTCCACATCATCGGTCGCGTCGTCGACCGTTCAGGGAGCGGAGGTCTCTAATGCAAGTGAACGCCATTAGCTCGGACACGCCGCCTGCGACGCTCGAAGAAATCTTTGAGTACCTCAGTCAGTTCAGCCCGAGGACGTGCGACTTCTGCGGAAACAATACGTGGACGGTCATGCTCAATGCCCATGGGCAACCGAGCATCGTGGACCACAACCAGTACGTCATCATTCCGGAGAAGGCAGGTGGCCCATACGTCTACGCCGGTTTTGCTCATAGGGACACGGAGAAGTGCCTCCTCGTGCGTTGTCAGCACTGTGGCCAGGTGAAGCAGTTTTCCTATGGTAGGCTCTTGGAGTGGGTCGTCGAGCACCGAAAGACCAAGGGTCCCGAATCATGACGGACGGCTTCAATTCATCGGGATCCTCGGGAAAGTATGAGGATCGGATCATGGATCACGGCGAACGTCTCTCTGCTCTGGAAGAACGAACGAAGCATCTTGCGTCGAAAGAAGACCTTCAGAAGGCGATGAATGCACAGACGTGGAAGATCATCGCAGCCATCGCAGCCCTCGTCAGCGCCGTCTATTGGATCGCCACGCACTAACACCGTAAAAAGCCCGCCTTCGAGCGGGCTTTTTTGCGCCTACGGATATGTGTAGACGAAAGAAATATACGCCCGGGTATTGACGTGACGAATACTTTGGCGTATATTTCACCCATGGACATACGGCGACGTATGTTTAGGAGTCTCTCCGCCGAGGACCTAAACCGCAAGGCATGGTCCGGAGCCGAGGGACCGCATGGGTGAAAGGCCCTGCGAATCCACCCGCTTAGGTGCACCGGACGTGAGGAACGGACGGGCGAGAGGAAAGCCGCAAGAACCCGGCCTAGAAACCCGGGGAGCGACGAGACGCAAAGGCAGACCTCCGCAGTGATTTGGCCTCGTGGGAGGGGAGACGGTTCAGACCATCACCCACGAGAGAAAACACAAACCAAAGCGGCCTCACTGGCCGCTTGAGCTTGTCTTTTCCAAGCTTTCAGGAGATCGCCATGACGACCGACCAAAAGATTGAGGGCTTCTTCGAAGCCCACCCGTGGGTGATGGTCCCCATCGCCGCCACCGTCGTCGCAATCGGCTGGGCGGCGCTCTACGCCCTCTTCGCCTTCGCAATCACCAAGGGGTTCTGACCATGAACGAACTCAACATCGAAGCTCATGGCTTTGAATTCGCCGCCGAAGTCGAACGCAAGGACCAAACCCGTCTGCGCGCCCTGGCGCAGTCCTTTCTCGACGCCGTTGACTGCGAGATGACCGCCGGTCGCATCGAGCTCGCCATCGAGTACATCGACGAAGCCGCCGCCTGCCTGCGCGAATGCGAATGCCACCGCATCGAGGCCGAGCGGTACGAAGACGCTGCCCGTCGCGCCCGCGAAGCTCGATCCGCATGAGGAGATCACCATGCTCAACCTCTACCCCGGCAGGTGGGAGTTCCTGATGGACGACGCCAAGGAAGCCGCGCTCGACATCTTCTACGACCTCGACAACGACTACCCGCCGTCGGGTGACTCTTGGGATCCGAGTTCCGATCCGGACTACTCCTGCACGTTCTTTGAGCGCCAGATCAAGTTGGCGCTCGACGAGCTCAGCGACGAGTGCGGTGACGAGGACGAATACCACGCCCGCCGCGCGGCCTACCACGCCGCTTGACCCCGAACCACCGAAAACCACCCCGCCAACGAACACAGAGGATCTCATGAGTACCGAATCCTATCTCCGCCTCGAAGAGGCCCTCGCCGACGCCGCCAACGCCGCCATCGAGGTCTTCACCGACCGGCAGAACGAATACGCCTTCTGCCGCAAGCTAATCGACCGCGCCACGCTCGCCAACACTGTGTGGACGCTCTCACGCCTCGTGCGCGTCGCGAACGACATGCAGCGGGAAGGTTACAGCTACGAACAGCGCGAAACCCTCAAGGACGCCGTGGTCGCCTTCAAGGACGCCGCCAATCGACTTGAGGTCATCCTCAACCGTGAAGAGGCGCTCCATGCGTGAGCCGTTCTCAACGCGCGTCATCGCGTTCGTGTGCCGTCTCGGCGAACTCTCCGTCTACGGCATCGCGGGTGCGGTGATCGTCGCCGCCGTGCTTCTCTTCCTCGCCTCTTAACCCAAAGGTAACGCCATGTCTGAACTCCTCACCCCCTTCGTCGTCTCGGACGACGACATGAACCGCGAACGATCCGAGGCCGTTCTTGCTATGGCCCTCGACATCCTCGCCGAAAACCCCTCAATCGACTCCGACGATTGGCTCGACACCGTTTGCCCTGTGAACCACGTCACCGGCGTCATGGGCCTGCCGACCCACTTTCAGTGGGAGGTCGCGAAGCTGATCGACACGCTTCAGGACGAAGACCGGGGCGCGCCGTTCCTCCAGGCGTACGCCGCCCAGCACATCGCCGAGCGCAACGCCGTCGACACCCGCCTCATCAACGAGAACGAACTCCCCTTCTGAGGATCAAGATCATGGCAATGCAGTTCAAGAAAGCAAAGCGAAGCCTCTCCTACCTCCGCCTCGCCATCCAGGGGCCGTCCGGCTCCGGCAAGACGTACGGCGCGCTCCTTCTCGCGAAGGGTCTCGGCGGCAGGATCGCTGTCATCGACACCGAGCGCGGCTCCGCATCGCTCTACGCCGACAATCCCGAGATGCCCGAGTTCGACGTACTCGAACTTCAGCCCCCGTTCACTCCCGAGAGCTACATCGAAGCGATCACCGCTGCCCGTGACGCCGGTTACGACATCCTCGTGATCGACTCCATGACGCACGAATGGTCGGGCGAAGGCGGGTGCTTGGACATCAACGACAAACTCGCCAGGACGAGCTTCCGCGGAAATACGTGGAGCGCCTGGTCGGAAACCACTCCGCGTCACCGCAAGTTCGTCGACGCGATGCTCATGGCGCCGTTGCACATCATCGCAACCATGCGGAGCAAGACCGAAGTCGTCCAGAACGAAAAGGGCAAGTTCGAGAAGGCGGGCACGAAGTCCGAACAGCGCGACGGCATGGACTACGAGTTCACCGTCGTCTTCGACTGCTACGCGAACAACGAATGCAGGACCTCGAAGGACCGCACGAACATCTTCCGCGGCGAAGTCTTCAAGATCACGGAGGAGACCGGACGACAGATCAAGCACTGGCTCGAAGGTGCCGGCGCGACGCCCGAGGAAGTGGCCGCACTTAAGGCGAAGATCATCGAAGCCGAGAGCGTCGACGAACTCAACGCCATCGGCCAGGAGATCGCATCCAAGGGCCTCTGCCGTGAGGACCGCGCGGAGATGCTCGCCGTGTGGAAGAACCGCAAGGCCGAGCTGACCGCTCCGCCGCCGGCTGCGGAACCCGATCAGGGACCCGATCCGAAGCCCAAGGCGAAGAAGGCTGAAGCGCAGACCGCATGAACCACCGACGCCCCCGCGAGGGGGCGCATCGGGAAGCCCTCTCATTTGTTTCAACCCAAGCGGAATGGAAGGTGGGCGGAACCGAGAGGGCTTCCCGATGCTTCACTTCTTTGCGATCGGCAAGACCGGCGCGGAGTCGTTCGTCTGCGTCGTGTAAACTCTTCGTTGGCTTTGCGATGCCCTGTCCTTCTTAGAAGGTTGAGACCCCGCCACGGATTTGTCGGTTTGTGGCGGGGTCTTGCTTTTGGTGTTCGTCATAGTCGTGACAGCCAGTAGAAAAGGAGGGTGCCGAGTCCGCACACGATGGAAAAACGAACGTCAAGCCCCGCCAACCGGAGCATGCGTCCGCGCCTGTTCAAACTTTTCGTGACGACATCCAGGCCCTGGATGTAGCCGTCGGAAAGGTCGAATCTTTGGTTGTAGACCGCCTCCGGCGAGAACGACCCTTCATCCATGATCCTGATCTGATCTTCAACGAACTCCGTCGGCTCGATGTCGTCGTTTCCCGTCACGACATCGAGCCCTCGAATGAACGCCGACATCGCTCCGATGAACATCAACGCAAGGAGCGCCAGAGCGACGATGGAGAGGAAGTTGAACGGACCTTCCCACAAATGCGAGCGGTCGAAGAACGCCACGCCCGCCGTCATGAGCATGGCCGCGACCCAAAGGTAGTTGCGGGCGTTCGCAAGCTGAATGCTGTACTTGTCGACGGCGATTCGCTTGAAGGCCGCCTCTTGGAGCGGCAGGAGCTTTTCAAGCGCCAGAGCGCCCCGGTTCCATTTTTCATCGGAGAATTTGGATGGACTTTTCTGAGTGGCTTCTTCTCGCATTGCTGGCTCTCTTCCCCGTCATCTTCGGTGATGACTTTTCGTAAAACGATTTTGACACAGGCCCCTTTTTGGGTCCTTTTTCATTGGAGCGGAACCATGAAACTCTACGAAATCAAGGGCGCACTGCGCGCCGCGCTCGACCGCATGGAAGTCGACGAGGAGACCGGCGAGATCTTGAACGCCGACGCGCTTGAGGTCGTCGAAGCCGAGGCCCACGAGAAGATCGAGGGCGCCGCCCTCTACGTGCGGGAAATCGGTCACGACATCGACGCCCTCAAGGATGAGATCGACCGTCTCTCTAAGCGCAAGCGCGCTTTGGAGAAACGCACCGTCTTCATCAAGGACCTCATGCTCGAAGGCCTTGACGCCCTCCAGGCGCCGGGTCTCAAGACGCCCTGCATCACCATCTCGGTGCGCACATCGAAGGCCGTCACGCTAGACGACAACGCGCTGGACGTGCTGCCGGACGGCTTTGTCCGCGTGAAGCGCGAAGCCGACAAGACGGCAATCAAGGCCGCCATCGAGGGCGGCTTTGAAGTGCCGGGCGCGCACCTCGTTGAAAATCGCTCACTCACGATGAGGTGAAGGGATCATGCTCTGCAAATTCACGCCCAACGACCGGCGGCGGTGGAGTGCCTTCCGTTTGGCGGTCCGCTTGAAATTTTCCTCTCCGGCGAACATCAAGCGCTCCTCCGGCTCCTGCGAAACCAACTGCGACGAGGGTCAAGATGACTGAACCCCACGAGTACATCGTCGAGTGGTCCGAGTTCGGCCGCACCCGGCGCGAAAAGGTGCTCGCCACCTCGCCGATGACCGCCCGGACCGCCGCGAACAGGACCGCCCCGAGATCACACGCGGTCAACCTCTACGACGCCGGCGGGTGCCTCATCGCGGCCCGCAACCAAGCCAACGAATGGAAGCCCATGAGAAACGGCACGCGCATCGACGTGTTCACGGCGTTCGGTTGGAACGACTTCCCGAGCGTGAAGCCGCCGGAAGGTCGGCCGATGCGCGTTGAGACGCCGGACGGCGACGGGATGCGGCTCACTTGGAACGGCAAGTACTGGCTGACAGCCGGCGGCCGCATCGTCTCGGCTGAAACCTGCCGCTTCCGCACGTGGGACGAGCCGGACGATCTGGAACTCACCAAGACGCTCGCCGAGAAGCTCAAGGTGCTTGAGAAGACCGCGCCGATCGTTCGTGCCGCCGTCGAGAACGGCCTTCGCTTCGAAGCAGACAAGGTGTCTCAGGTGACGAAACTCATGGACGAGTGTGCGCTCATGCTCGCCCGAACCATGCTCAGGAGGTGACGATGCTCGACATCGGAATCAACGAATTCGCGTGGCAGTGGTCGCGCGTCAAGCCCGGCGACGAACCCCGCGACAACGTGATGGTGATGATCGTTTGGGATCAGTACCCGGAACATGACTACATCAAGCCATTCGTCGTGGAGTATCCCAGAGCGCTCGTCGAGGCGCGTAAGGAGCATGTGCTTGTGAACGTCTATCGAGGCAAGGACAGGAAGTTCGCCTCTCACAGGACGTTCAAGTACGTGAATGCGGCGGTGTTCACCTGCCGACCGACGACGCCCGGCGGCGCTACCTTCGACCCGGCGATTCTCTGCGCGACGAAGACTGAAAACTTTGTGCGTCCCGATGAGGTGAAGTGATGACCGCGGACAAACAGATGCACCAGGTGGACCTGGTCGGCAGAGACGTGACGGACGAAGATGAGAAGCCCTGGAGGACGGCATGAAACCCAACGCCATCAAGATGAGCGAGTTGATTCAAAAGCTCCAGAAGGTCATGGAAGCGTGCGGCGACCTTCCCGTCTACTTCTGTAACTGAATCGAACCACTCGAAACCGTACCCATCGGCAAGAGCATCAAGGTCCGCACCTACAAGACTACGACGACGGACTTCTCTTCCGATCAACCCACGGAATCGTATTCTACAACCGAGCTCTTAGTCATCGAAGCCCTGGACGAATCATGACGATCTCTGAACTCATCGAAGCGCTCGAAAAGATCGAGGCCGAGCACGGCGACCTCGAGGTCAGGTTTGAGACCATCGCGTATTGGTCTCATGGTTTAGATCCAGTCGACGGCTACTTCGACGACGTTGAAGTTGTCGAAGACGACCCCATGCATGAAGGACGCGAAAAACAGAAATACGTACGCATCTCGTAACCCACGCCGCCCCACCCGGGGGCGCATTGGAAAGCTCTTGGGTGCGACGGGGCGCTCGGGGGCTTCACCATGCATCACAGGAATCAACCATGAAGCTAGATTGGAACCTCATGCGCACCATCCTCGCGCACGTCGAAGCCGAGACGATTGAAACCTTCGTCGCCGACGCCGAGGCGATGAGCCATTGGAAGGAGGGGCAGCTCCTCTCCGACCGGCGCGACCATCACACCGACCCGGCGGCCCGGGTCGTCTTCAAACACATTCAGCTCCTCCGAGCCGGTGGGTTCATCGAAGGCGTGACCGTCTCCGAGGGTCAGGGCGGCTCTTTTCAGATCCTGTTCTCGGCAAACCCGTCGCTCACCCTTGAGGGGTACTCACTCCTCGAGAGCCTTCGGGCCGATGGGTTCATCGACCGCTTGAGGACATTCGCCGCCGAGAAGGCCGTGCCGCTCACCGTGGAGACCGTCAAGATGCTCGCCGGTGCGCTGATCACGCAAATCCTCAACTGACACTCAGAGCCCCTAGTCGGGGGACTTTCTTTTTGGAGATCGACCGTGAAGCTCAAGAGAACGAAACGCCTCACGGCACACCTAGCCACGCTCCCGAGCGGCGAGCGGCCACAGCGCCGGACGCGGTGGCGGAAGAAAACGGAAATCCGCCACGCCCTCTACGGGCGGGTCGAATGCCTGTTTGCAACGGGATGCCACGAACTGGAGTTGTTTGAAGGCGAGGTGGACGAAACCGGTGGCGTAGTCGAAAGCCGGTACAACCCGCTGGATGGTTGCGAAATAACGGAATGGCTTCTAGATCGGCAGATCATCCGGTGGCGCTACGTCCGGTTCGTGAGCGCTCAAATCGAAGACTATGGCGGTGGATCCTCCGGCTACGGGCCTCCGAAGCGGTATTGGATTCCTCGCCGGGCGTACAACACGATTTTCGAAAGGCGGAATTATGGAAAGAGAAGATAAGTCGGTTGTTATGCCCGAGAAACTGGCCCTTGCGCGGTTCGCGGCGTGTGAATCGTTCTAATCCTGGGCCGGCAGGTTTTCCGGTGCGCCCCGTCCGGCACGTAGGGCGGTCCTTTGACACAGCGCCTCCAGTAGGGCATACTGTCCCCGTCGGCGCGAAAGCGGCGCCGACCGGGATTGGCGTCCCGAACTAGCTGGCGAGCATGACAGGCCGCCGACCGTTGGAAAGCGGCTTTTTTGTTGTCCTCGTGCATGGGGTAACGACCGGTTACCCCATCCCACAAAAGGGGGCCACGTTTCAGGGCTCCCTTTACAAGCCTCCGAATTTATGGTGGGGCTTGTGGGCCTCGAAAGAGGGCCGGAACCAGTTAGCCGGTACGCCAACCCACAAGCCCTGCCGCCCACGATTGGCGTCGTGGAGCAGGATCGAACGATCTAACTGGAGGCTTCCATGCAAGCTCTGAAATTCTCATTCGAGAACCATGCCGTTCGCACGATCGGCGAACCCGATCTTCCTCTCTTCATCGCACTGGATGTTTGCGGCGCCCTCGGGCACACCAACCCGCGAAAGGCCATCAAGGATCACGTCGACCCTGAAGACATCATCAAGGCCGAAATCACCGACTCGATGAACCGTAAGCAGACGGTCAACTGCGTCAACGAATCGGGCCTCTACGCCCTCATCTTCGGTTCGAAGCTCGAAAGCGCCAAGCGCTTCAAGAAGTGGGTGACCTCCGAGGTCCTCCCGGCCATCCGACGCACCGGCCGCTACGAATGCCCGGTCGTCGCTTCACAGACGATCGACGCCGCTCAGCAACTCGCCATCAGGAACGCCATCGCACACCGAGCGAAGACCACCTCCGCGCACTACCGGACGATCTACAACGCGCTCTACGACGCCTTCCAGGTCCCGCGATACACGGAACTCAAGGCTGCAGACTTCGACGACGCCATCCGGTTCATCGAAGCGTACGCGCTCCCGCAGCTCGCCGCACCGGCGGACCGCATCACGCTCACCCGCGAAGAGGCGAATGCATTCCTCTCCGTCGCGTATCAGCTCAAATACCTGTTCCGCGACCCGTACCGGAAGTTCGCCGCGTTCCTCAACGCCGTCGGCTCGCCGATGAGCGGACAGTTCTTCGACGCGTTCAACGACATGGCCGTCGACCTCATGGCCGGAGCGCTTGAGCGCAACGGGATGCGGATCGAAGACCTCGACTGCTATCGCTACTGGGCGATGAAACACTAACCACTACAAGGCCTCCACCCGGAGGCCTTTTCTTTTGGAGCGAATCATGAAAGAGTGGAAACCCAAGATCGTCGAACCGGCCATCCGCATCACCGTCAGGGACGTGGACGGATGCTGCTCGACCCATACGATGACGCTCGAAAAGGCCGAGAACCTCGCCAAGGAAATCGCGAACACCATTCACGAACTGCGCACCGGCAGGCGCGCGGACGAAGTTGGATTCGTGTTTTGGAACACCTCCGCGCTTCCGGAACGTGCGGATGAATACTTGGTAACCCGCGAAGGCTTCGGCGGGCCGTACGTCGGCTTTGACGATTTTGCGGTCGACATCACGGACCCCGAACCCCGAAAGCCGTGCTTCCAGTGCTCGGATCTGGACGAGATTTATGCATGGGCTGAATATCCTGCTCCGGTCAAGAACATCGTCACCGCGGACAAGTGGGGCGAACAGGAATGACCGACGACCTTCACCAAGCCCGCCAGTCAACGCGATCACTCGTCGAGACCGTCATCAAGGCCATCAACCGCGCCCCCATCCTCGCCTTCCACTTCCTCTTCGAGGACGCTGAGGACATCGCGGACGCCCGCCGGATCGACGAGGCCTGCGCAAAGTACGGCGTGTGTTGCGCCCTACACCCGCACATGCGAAACGAAGAACCTGAGGAAGTCGAGCGCGACGCCGACATGATCGTCGGCTCGGCGCGGCTCCCATATGGATGGAGACTCGAGAGGATCTTCAGAAAGAGCCGCAGCCACATCGCCGAGGAGATGATCCTCGAACTCATCCGCTACACAGCCATCAACGCAAACCTAAAGGAGAATCAGCAATGAAAACCGACAGGCACAGCAACACGTGTGAACCGCTCGACACCGGCGTCGACCGGCTCATCTGGCGAAAGTCCGACGTGATGGCTTGGATCGAGGGGTTGAAATGAACGACGCGCACGACCGAATCGGCGTCATCAGGCACATTCTCTCGACGCTCACGAAGGAAGATCTCGATCGGCAGGCGATCCAGGCGTACCTCACCAAGAATGCGCACGGGATCGAAGCCCACCTCAACGCCTTCCGCGCGGGCCTCGACTTCTTGCCGGAAGAGAAGAGAACGGACGCGATCAAGAGGCACGTCGAGCACTGTGATTACTGGGTGAAGGCGCTTCGAGACGCGTCCAACGTGTTGGACAGGATCTCGGGCAGCTACCGGACTATCGACCGACCCGCGACCGTCACCGTCCCCGTCGGTTGGGATGGTTCGGGTGAGAAGTGGGTCGACGTGCCTGGCTACGAGGGCCGCTACAAGTTCTCGAACAAGAACCGCGTCTACACCATCTACTTCGGCCAAACCATGAAGCCGATCGGGAAGGGCTACAACCTTTACGACGGCACCAAGCGCAAGTACTTCAACGTGCGGGAGCTGCGGAATCTCTGCGGCTTTGAGGAGGCGGCATGAACGCCACGTCAACGTTTCGAATGAAGACGACACACGTGCGTCAGGCCGTTGCGCTCTACGAAGCCGGACGGTCAATTCACTCCATCAGCAAAGAACTCAGAATCTCCCGCAAGACACTCGCGAAGCACCTGCGCGAAAAGACTTCAATCCGCACCAGCTGGGAACAGAAAGCATTTCGTCTGAAGCTCTCACCATGGCAGGAAAAGGAGCTCGTACGGCTGTACGAAGCCAACACGCCGATGTACGAGCTTAAGGCCATCTTCAAGCGCTCACATCACTTCATCAACCGAGTGATAGCGAGGCACGGCTTCGAGCTACGAAGCCGCGAGAAAGCTCAGCGACTGAAGATCTGCGGCGACGTAGATACCGCGCGGACGATCCTGATCGTAGAGATGTACGACCGGCTCGGCATGTCGACGATTGAGATCAGCCAGGAACTCGGGCGGTGTGTTCGGTACGTGCGCAAGCGCCTCCCGTCCGCCTCGATCCGGACGAAAAGTGAGAACAACGTCCTGCGATACATCCGTCTGCGCGAGACCGCCACCCAACGCGAAGAGCGCGACCGGCGCGTCCGCGAACTGATTTCAAACTTTCGACGTGAATTTCAGACCGCGCCCTGAGCGCGGTTTTTTCTTGAGAGGAAACACCATGAACGACAACCTTAGGGATCCGCGTCTGACGCTGATTCTTGAGCATTACGGAGAAGAGCATCAGCGGTGGAAGCTCGTCGAAGAACTCGGCGAGCTTTCTGCTGAACTGGGGCGCTTCCGTAACGGGGACAGGTCCAACGTCGCTGACCTGATCCACGAATGCGCCGACGCGATCGTCGTGCTCACGCAGCTCTGCTCCGTGATTCCGGAAACGGACGGATGGACGACGATGGATGTGAGAACGCGCGAGAACGTCACCGACTCACTCGCTCAAAGCATCGGATCGTGCCTGCTCTTCCTGTCGCCGATGCCGGCGTCAATGTGGGGCAAGAAGGAGTTTGTGGTCGTCGCGTCGATCTACGACGCCATCTGGGAACTCGCGACGTTTTTGGGCGAGGTGCCGATGCTCTACCGCGCGGTCCACATGAAGATCAACCGTCAGATCGAGCGCATTGAAGGAGAGAATAACCATGGTTGAGATCTTCAACCGCCAAAGCGAGCAGGAGAGCCTCGAGCACGTCCGAGCAGGAATCACGGATGTTCTCAAGATCGACATGAGCCGGATCTCTCAGCTCGCGGACGAAGCAGACCAGGCGCTCCGTCGGAAGGACACGTATCAGTTTCTCAAGGTGATCGACCGCATCTTCGATCAGATCGTCCAGGCGAATCGGAAGACGGGTGAACTCATGCGCGTCGAGTACGAGTTCAAGCGCCTGAACGGCATCAACTGGATGGAGAGCTATGAATGATGCGAGAGAAGGGGGACGGATGTCTTACGCCCGTGAACTGAAAGCCCAGTCGGAACAGCTCGACGCAGAAATCCTCAAGCACGAGACACGCATTCGAGCGTTCCTGGACGATGCCGCTACGAAGCGCATGAACCATTCAGGTTCACTCGGTCTCAAGAGCCTTATCAGGATCCGCGTCGAGGCCTACGAAGCAATTCAAAAGACCGAGAAGCTCATCGCCCTTCGGCGAACGATCAGGCGTGTCGAGAAACTCGAAGCGGAGGAACGGGCATGAAGATGTTTCTGACCTACCTGCTCTTGATCGCGCCCACGGTGAAGACCGCGGCGGGGATCTCCGGCGTGTCCGTCCTCACCCTTTGGCTCATGTCGTGGGCCGTCGCAGGTTGCGGTTACCGGACCATGCCGGGACGCTTCGCGAACTTGGGCGCGGGCCTTCTGTCCCGGCGAGGAAGCCGCTGCCGTCCTTTTGGAGTCTTTGAAATGAGCACCTTCGATGACCGAAAGCCTCTTTGACGACATCGAAACGACCGCACAGACCCAAAAACCGCACCCGAAGGTGCAACACATGCAGAAAAGCTGCACATGTTGCATCGAGTGCCGGTTCTTCGACGGCCGCGCCCGAGACCGCCTGGCGGTGCTCTTCAAACAGGGCAAAGGCTACTGCGACCATCCCGGACACGCCTGGGGAATCTGGAACGTCGTGCAGGACATCGAACACCCGACCAAGCCGCCGTGTCAGCTGTTCTCACCGGCGCCCGAAACCACCGTTCAAGCCCGACTGGAGGCGGTCCGAAAACTGAGGAAGTGAGATGTGCGAACCGACGAACTTTGAGACCGCGACCTACGAAGAACCGCGGGAAAAGCAGAAGAAAAAGGAGAAGGACAAATGATCAGAGCAAAGTGCCTGAAGCTAGGGAGGGTCTATCACGTCGTGAAGTGGGTCGAGTACGACGGCTCGTCCCGCGGCGTGAGCAGCAAGACCGGCAAGAGCCACGGTCGACCGCACAACTGCTACCGCGGCGTCATCAAGTGCGACGGCGTGAAGATACGCCGTCGTTTTCCGTCCTACGTCGCGGCACGCGCGTGGGTCGAGAACTGGCATCGCTACGTGGAGTGAGGAATGAACATCGCCGAATACGCGCACGGCTGCGTGATCGAGATCGAGCGCGACAACCGGCACTTCGAGGTGCACTTCTCCGAAGCCATCCACGACGACCGGCTCGGACACGCCGCACGGTCCTGCGAAGTCCTCGAAATCACCCCGACCGACGAGGTGATCCGCCTCGATCTCACGACCTACGACTTCGACGACGTGGGCGACAAGGAAGCCGCTTACGCCGTCCGGGAGGCGCTCGAAGCTTTCGAGACCGAGTGCCGCCCAACACCTGGACGCTGAAATGAAGCCCAAGAAAAAGAGAAACAAAACCTACAGGCCGAGGAGCGCGAGCGTCCCCGGCCTTGTTTTTGACCTTATTCGGGGCCCGCGCCTCAACGCCAACGAGTTCGGCATTCTCGACAGCCTGGGAACGGCTGCGCTCACCGCGGTGCAGCTGACGAGCATGAGCCTCCAATCATTCATCCGCTTCGACACGATTTGCTGTCACCTCTACCTCTTGGCTCCTCACTTTGAGCACACGCTGGAGAACAGGATGCTCGCGCAGTACGCGCGTCAGGCGCTCTGCGTGATTTGGGGCGACACCAACAAGCCGTACGAGGAGCGATGGATCATGAACAACCGAGAGTGCGCAAAGACGCTATCGAAGGTCCTCGGCACAGCGCTTGAGACCGTCCGTCACATGTGGGCGAACGTCAGCCGCCAGGAGCTCGAAGCCATGGAGAACGCACTTCCAACGATGCCCCGACCCGGCGACTACGAAAGCGTGATCTGCTTTCCCGGCGACCCGGATGCTGAGAAGTTCGCAGGCCGTGAATGGCGCGTTCTCATCCATGGTGGGGTGCGGCCCGGAAGCCTCGCCGTCGTCGACGGCGTGACCTTCTGGCATTCGGACGACGACCGGTTGATCCGTATCACCGAACCCGTCTTCGTGGTCTTCACCGACCGCGAAGTTCCGCTCAAATCCGCATGACCTTCCGTCCGGCGACACCGCCGGGCGGCCTCATGCTTCAGGGCCTGAGTCCCGCCGTTCTCCTCTCGCGGACGGGGTTCTGGTTCTGACGCATGAGGCGGCAAACGTCCCCACCCGGGTGCGGGGCGGTCGGAGGTCAGCGTTACTCAGATCTCCCCTCTCGATCCCAAAGGTGCGACGCCCGGAAGGTACTCAAGAGCGCACCTCCGCCTCAACTACTTCATCAACCCGCCCCGGGCATCCCGCTCGGGGCTTTTTCATGGGAAACAAAATGGCCTCCGTCAACAAGGCGATCATTCTTGGGAACCTTGGTTCCGACCCCGAAGTCCGCAAGTCGCAGGACGGCTCGCGCACCATCGCACAGCTCTCCGTCGCGACCGCGCGCCGCTACAAGGATGCGAACAACGAACTCGTCACCGAGACCGAATGGCACCGCGTCGTCCTCTTCGGTCGCACCGCTGAAGTCGCGGAACAGTATCTGAAGAAGGGCAACCCGGTCTACATCGAAGGGCGGCTCCGCACCCGCAAGTGGCAGGACCAGAACGGCCAGGACCGCTACACGACCGA